CAAACTCTAATGAGGCTTATGCTTTGTTTAGAGGAATGCTCTCTGACGCTATTGCGATGGAGTCCACTCGTTATCCTGAAGACAACTTTGTGGCAATCTAATGGCATCAGCACTTCAAAGTTACAGTCTCTCAGCACCAGGCTTTTATGGCCTGAATACTGAAGATTCTCCCCTTGATTTGGGGGCTGGCTTTGCTTTGGTTGCAACTAATTGCATCTTGGATCAGTATGGTCGTATTGGTGCTAGAAAAGGTTGGTCAAGGGTTAACTCTTCCTCTGGCAATCTAGGTGCTAACGATGTTGGTGTTATCCATGAGTTAGTCCAAAACGATGGAACATTGACTGTTCTGTTTGCTGGTAACAACAAGATATTCAAACTTGGTACTGCTAATGCGGTGACTGAGTTGACCTATGGTGGGGGGGGTACTAGCCCTACTATTACTGCTAATAACTGGCAATGTGCATCCTTGAATGGCATTGCATACTTTTTCCAAACTGGTCACGATCCTCTCATTTATGACCCTGCTGTAAGTACAACTACTTATCGCAGAGTCTCTGAAAAGTCTGGTTATGTAGCTACAGTTCCTCAAGCCAACATTGCTATTTCAGCATTTGGTCGTTTGTGGGTGGCTAATACATCTACAGACAAAGTAACTGTTACCTTCTCTGATCTGATTGCAGGTCATGTATGGGGGGGTGGTACTTCAGGCTCATTAGATGTCTCCCGTGTATGGCCTAATGGCGCAGATGAAGTCATGGGCTTGGCAGCACACAATGATTTCTTGTTTATCTTTGGTAAGAAGCAGATTCTTGTTTACTCTGGTGCTTCTACTCCCGCTTCTCTCGTTCTAAGCGACACAGTAGGCTCTATTGGATGTATCGCAAGGGATACAATTCAAAGCATTGGTACTGACGTTGTTTTCTTGTCAGACTCAGGTGTTCGCTCTTTGATGAGGACAATTCAAGAGAAGTCTGCTCCTTTGCGAGACCTTTCTAAGAATGTTCGATTTGATTTGGAATCTTCCTTGTCCGGAGAAACACTAGCAAACGTCAAATCTGTTTATTCAGAGAAGAATGCTTTTTATCTGCTTGTTCTGCCAGCTACTTTGCAAGTTTATTGTTTTGATACTAAGCAATCTTTGCAAGATGGTGCTTCCCGTGTAACCAAATGGGATAGTATTTCGCCAACTGCACTAAGATCGTTGCGTAATGGCGACTTGTACATTGGAAAGAAGGGTTACATTGGTAAGTATGGTGGTTATCTTGATGATGCTTCTACTTATCGATTCCTGTACTACACAAACAATGCTGACTTAGGTAATCCTAATCAGATTTCCATTCTGAAGTCTATTACTGCCGTGGTGATTGGTGGCTCTAATCAGTTCCTAACAATCAAGTGGGCTTTTGATTATTCGGGTGCTTATCAGTCAGAGAACGTCTTTATCCCACCTCAAGGCTATTTTGAGTATGGGGTTGGCGAATATGCGGTTGCAGACTACTCAAGTGGCATTCCAATTAAAGCACTAACAAGTAATGCTTCAAGTGCAGGTAAAATTGTGCAAACTGGTTACGAGGCCACTATAAATGGCACTCAGTTATCAATTCAGAAAATTGAACTTCAAGCCAAAGAAGGCAAGATAGGATAAATATGAGCAATTATTCAAAATCCACTAACTTTGCAACTAAAGATAATCTTTCGCCTGGCAATCCTTTAAAGATTGTTAAAGGTACTGAGATTGATACAGAGTTCAATAACATTGCTACTGCTATAGCAACAAAGACAGACAACTCATCTGCCACAATTACTGGCGGTACGATAAATGGTGCGGTTATCGGTGGAACTACTGCCGCAGCAGGAACATTTACCAACCTTACTGTTAGCACAGCAGCTACGATTGCTTCTGCCGCCATCAGTGCAGGAACAATCAATGGCGTGGTGATTGGTGGCTCTTCTGCCCTTGCTATTACTGGCACAAACATCACTGCTACCACAGGCTTTAGTGGCCCACTCACAGGTGCAGTAACTGGTAATACAACAGGAACACACACGGGTGCGGTTACTGGTAACGTCACAGGCAACGTAACTGGCAACCTGACAGGCAATGTGACTGCTGCCTCTGGTACTTCTACATTCAACAATGTAACCATCTCTGGCTCATTGGACATGGATAGTGGTACATCGGCAACCATTACTGGTTTGGCAAGCCCTACAAACGATTCTGATGCGGCTACCAAGGGTTATGTGGATGCACTAGCCCAAGGAATTGATGCCAAAGCCTCTGTTGTTGCGGCTACTACTACAAACATCACCTTATCTGGCGCACAAACCATTGATGGCATCTCGATTGTTGCGGGTGATCGGGTCTTGGTTAAAGACCAATCTACTGCTTCTGCTAATGGTATTTACTTGTGTGCAACAGGTTCTTGGACACGCACAACAGATGCTGACACTTATGCGGAGTTGGTGGCGGCTTTTACCTTTGTTGAAAAAGGCACAACTAACGCTGACTCTGGCTTTATCTGCACGATTGATGCAGGTGGAACATTGGGAAGCACATCTATCACTTGGGCGCAGTTCTCAGGTGCGGGTCAGATTACCGCAGGTGATGGTCTTACAAAGACAGGTAACACTCTCAATGTAGGAACTGCATCTTCTAGCCGTATTGTTGTCAATGGAGACAACATTGATTTGGCTTCTTCTGGTGTAACACCAGGTACTTACCAATCTGTAACTTTTGACACTTATGGTCGTGCAACGGCAGGAACAAATCCTACAACGATTGCTGGCTATAACATCACAAATGCTTATACCAAAACTGAAATAGATTCGATTTTTGGTTCGACTACGGCTGCGGCTACTTCTGCTTCTAATGCGGCTACCTCTGCTTCTAATGCGGCAACAAGTGCATCTAATGCCTCTACAAGTGCAAGTAATGCGTCTACATCAGCTACCAATGCAGCGGCTAGTTATGACTCTTTTGATGACAGATACTTAGGCCCGAAATCATCTGCGCCTACTGTTGACAATGATGGCGATGCTTTGTTGACGGGTGCTTTGTATTTTAATACAACCACAAGCCAACTATTTATATGGTCAGGATCGGTTTGGACTCAGGCGGCATTTACTGCCTCTGGCTTTGCTACTTTGACAGGCACAGAAACTCTGACAAACAAGACTCTGACAAGCCCAATCCTGACAACTCCTCAGTTAGGAACTCCATCTAGCGGTACTTTAACTAACGCTACTGGATTACCTTTAACTACTGGTGTAACAGGTACTTTGCCTGTTGCCAATGGCGGTACTGGTGCAGCAACTTTGACTGCAAACAATGTTTTGCTAGGTAATGGAACATCTGCTGTTCAAGCAGTAGCACCAAGCACAGCAGGAAATATTCTTACTTCTAACGGCACAACTTGGGTTAGTTCAACTCCTGCTGGTGGTTCTACTGCCGATCTTCAATCATTCACATCCTCTGGTACATGGACTAAACCATCAGGCGTAACTTTTGTTCGTGTATGCGTTTGGGGCGGTGGCGGTGGCGGTGGTTCTGGAAGGTTTACTACTGCCGCACAAGATACTGCTGGTGGCGCTGGCGGTGGTGGTGGCGCAAGGGCTAGTGCTATATTTCCAGCCGCTTGTTTACCATCTACTGTTACTGTAACTATTGGTGCTGGTGGTGCTGGCGGTGCGGCTAGAACTTCTGCTTCGTCTGGTGCAAATGGTTCTGTTGGAGGTACTTCAACTTTTGGAACTGGTTGTGGCTATATTAAAGCATTTGGTGGTGGTGGTGGCTCATTAGGGGCTTGCGATGCGGTTAATTATTATGGTGGAGGCGGAGGTGGTACAGGTGGTGCTGGTGGTATTGGTTCTTCTAGTACAGCTGCAACTGGTGGATTTCCAAGAAGTAACTACAACGGAGTTGTCGTAGCATCATCTTGTCTAAGAGCTAATGCCATTGGTGGTGGCGGTGGTGCTGGTGGCGGTATCAATGCTTGTGTAAGGTCTGCGGCAGGAAATGCTGAATGGGGTGGTGCTGGCGGTGGTGCTGCTGGCAGACCTAATGTTTCTACTGTTTATTCTGGTGGTGGCTCTTTGTTTGGCGGTACTGGAGGAGGCGGTGGTGGTTGGACAAACGCATCTTTTAATGCTGGATGTGGTGGTGAGGGTGGCTCAAATAAGTATAGTGCTGGAGGCGGTGCGGCTGGTGGAAGTTGCTCTGCTGGAACTGCTGGCTCTATTCTACCTAGTGGCTCTGGAGGCGGTGGTGGTGGTGGAAGTGGATGTCGTTCTGTTGGTTCTGGTCTTGCTGGTGGTGCTGGCTCTGTTTATGGTGGTGGTGGCGGAGGCGGTGCTGGCGGTCGTGTTACAACCTCTGGTGCTGGCGGTGTTGGTGGCTCTGGTGGCATTAAAGTTTACTCATGGTGATTTATATGAACAAATATGCACTTATAAACAATCAAAATATTGTTGACAACATTGTGATTTGGGATGGTGGTGATTCATGGCAACCACCAGAGAATATGACTTGCATCAATGTGGAAAGCATTGATTGCAGCATTGGGTGGGTTTATGATGGTTCTGTATTTAATGAGCCAGAAGTTATTGAAGTAATAGCAGAAGTTATTGAAGTAACGCCAGAGCCAACTCCTCCAACAAGAGAAGAATTGCTTTCTCAGTTAAATGCACTATCTGCCCAAATCCAAGCATTAACTTAAAGGCTAACTATGTGCGCTGCTGCTGAAACACCAAAACAAGATGTGGTAGAAGCCAACATCTATTTTCCAACAATCATTTATCAGATTGAGAAGCCTGAGTTTCTTGAGGCGGTTGGGAAAGTTGCGGAAGAAGCACTTGTAGAGATTCGCAGTAAACAAGAACTAAATGAGATTTATCCTGTTCATATAACAGGTAATTTGTTTGATAAGCCTGAGATTACCCCTTTTCAATACTATGTTGGCGGTACAGCCATGAACTTGCTTAATGAGCAAGGCTACAACCTTGATGGGTTTGAGGCTTACTTTTCAGAAATGTTTTGTCAAGAACACTATAAACACTCAGCAATGGAACAGCACGTTCATGGTGCTGGTTCTCAAATGGTTGGATTTTATATTCTTGAAGCCCCAGAGAACTGCTCAAAAATTGTATTTCATGACCCAAGAACTGCAAAGCCAATGATTTCATGGAGTGAAAAAGACATGGGTCAAGCAACATTTGCAAGCAATGCAATTAACTTCACGCCCAAAGCAGGTTTGCTAATGTTTACAAATGCTTGGTTGCCACATAGTTTTAGTCGGCATGAAGCTGATGCGCCAATTAAATTTATCCATTTCAATATTGGTTTGCGTCAAGTAAACAATGTTGCGTTCAATCAATGTATTGCACCAGCAGCAGAGATTATATGAAGACATACCAAATAAGATTTAACAAAAGCCGTGGTCAAGCTGGGCGTGGTTCAATGGATCACGTTTGGAGAGTCTTTGAAAACGGCAAAGAATTCTTGTTTAAGAATTTAGATATAACTGTTCCTGTCAAAAGTGAAAAAGATGTTAATGGACAGGACTACAACATTACTTGCCAAGGCTTCTTGACAATTGATAAAGACACATCGACCGCAGTTATTACGGCACATATTAAAGTGCCTGAGTTAGAAACTGCATAAATAAGGAGCAATCATGGCTATAACTAGCGCACAAATTGTAGATTTTCTGCTTGCTAATCCAGGCATGACTGATGCCCAGATTGTCACGGCTATGGAGACCTATGGAGTATCTCCTGCTCAGATGGCTCAAGCTGTTGGGTTAGATGAGGGTGCAGTTGCGGCTCGTGTAGGCGCAGTTATTCCTCCTAATCAAGCAGTGTTGCTTGGTGATACTTATGTTCAAGCTGTCAATGAAGTAAGAGGTTCTGGTGAAGATCAACAAGTTGGTGCTTTAGAAAATGTCATTACATATAAAGCTAGTGAGAACCAAGTTGGTGGAAACATCAATTATTACTCTCCTACTGGTGAATACCAACAAACTACTCAACAAAAAGAAGTTGCAGGTTCATTTTTAGAGGGATTAGGACAAGCAATTACAGACCCTGTAGTTCTAGCGGCTTTAGCAGGGGGCTATGGTGCGGGATTATTTGGTGGCGCAGGTGCATTGGGTGGTGCTGCTACTGTTGGCTCTACTGGCTTAACAATGGCTGAACTTGCCCAACTCGATTTAGCTCTTGGTGGTGCGGGTGGTACTGCGGGAGCAACTGCTCTTGCCAACTCTTTAACTACTGGTGCTTTGACAAGTACATTGACCAACCTAACAGGTGGTAGCGGTACTGGTGCTTTGACAGGTGGATTGGTTACTGGTGGTGCTGCCACAGGAATGGGTGGTGCTGGTGGACTAACCGCAGGTGCAGGTGGTGTTACTGGTTTAACAACGGGTGCAGGTGGCGTTACAGGATTGACTACTGCTGGCGGTTTAGCAGGTGCTAATACTTTGCTTGGTGGCTCTACTCTTGGTTCTACTTTAGGTGGCTTAACAACTGGTGTAGTCGGCTCTACTTTAGGTTCTACACTTGGTTCTACATTAGGCTCTACACTTGCAAATACTGCCACATCTACATTGGGTAGAGGTCTTACTTCTGGTAGTTTAGCAAACCTTTTCTCTGGTGGACTAGGTACTGCGGGTAGTTTGCTTCAGATGCAAGAATCTCGTGAAGCGGCTCAAAGAGCGCAAGCCCGTATTGATGCTGAGACTGCTGCTGCCAAGGCAGCATCTCAGTTTAGACCTGTAGGAATGACCACTCGATTTGGTACTTCAGAATTCCAAGTCGATCCTGTTACTGGTCAATTGACAAGCGCAGGATACACACTAAGCCCCGAAGCTAAGAATGCTCAAGATCGCTTGGTTAAGTTGGCCGAGTCTGGTTTGCAACAAGCAGAAGGCGCACAAGCACAGTTTGCTCCTTTACAGACAGGTGCTACAAGTTTGTTTACGCTTGGAAATAAATATTTAGCACTAACACCACAAGATGTTGCTAAGAATTATCTTGCTGAACAGATGGCTCTATTGCAACCAGGTCGTGAGTTGGAACTTGCTAATTTGCAAACCAAATTAAGAAATCAAGGTCGTTTAGGTTTATCTGTTGCTCAAGGCGGTGATTTGGGTGCTACTACTCCTGAATTACAAGCTTTGTTCAATGCTCGTGCTAGACAAGAGGCTGAGTTGGCAGCCAATGCACAACAATTGGGCCAGAGAGATGTGTTGTTTGGTTCAAGTCTATTGGGTCAAGGCGCTCAAGCTATGGGTCAATACTATGGTGGTCAACAAGCCTCTTACGCTCCTTTTACGACTGCTTTGGGACAAGTACAAGGTTTAGAGGCTTTGGGTCAACAACCTTTAACAACAGGCATCAACTTGGGACAAATTAGTTCTCAAGCAGGTGCAAATGTTGGGAAACTTGGTCTTACTGGCGCACAATTAAGTACAAACTTGGCAACTGGCGCTGACGCTACTAGAAACCTAGCGGCTCAAGGATTGATAGCAGCAGGTAATCCTAATGCTCAGTTTGGTCAGGCAATTGGTGGACTGTTTGGTGGTGGATTGCAGGCTGCATTTAGTGGAACAGGTTTAGGCTCTTCTGGTTTTG